TTAGGTGCTAGGTTTATTAAAACATATAGAGATAAAAAAAAAAATAAAACTAAATGCAGTTTCTATTGTGAATGTGGGGTAGTGGTAGAAAGACGTATAGACGGCATGTCCTCTACTCTTTATGCAGACCCTGCACGTACATAAGAATTCATAAGGATAAATAACTATGAAAATACAATATACCACAAGCATGGAGGTGCCTCATGTCAGCTAAAGTACTGTTATCAGGCTTAGCCTAACTCAGGTAAAACTAAGCTACTAAGCACGCTGATTAACGGATTCGTTATATCACATGATGGTAAGCGTTTCGCACTAAAGATACCACACATTAATATAAACGAATTTGTTGACATGGGATCATTCATTGACACATGTAACGCAGCAGCAGAAGCTTATAAAGCTAAAACAGGACAGTACCCAGATACTATCGCGATAGATTCAGTATCACGTGTATTCACTAGTGCATACAATGCATTGAATGTAAAATTTAATGGAGATAACTTCAAAGTATACGCAGCATTGGATCGTGAAATTAAGCTATTCACTGACTACCTTGAAGACATTGTTAGCAATGGTATCTCATTAGTAATTATTTCACACTCAATCTTTGATGAGAAAACAGCTAGATACTCTTTAGTAGACTCGGGTAAATTCGGCAAACTCGGAGGTTTTCTCAGTGTCGTGGATTTCAGCGTATTCGTAGAAGTTAAAGCCAAGAAAAGAGTTGCTATTCTTCGTGATTCTAACAAAGCCGCACGATGTGTTCTGAGTATAGAAGAAGTGCCTGAATCAATGCCAATTACACTAGATGGTGAAACAGCAAAAGACGGGGATTTTAATCTACAAGATTACATCGACTTGATTAAATCAAAACATTCCGAAGTAGAAGAATTTGAATTCAAGCTATAAGCCTGGATTCTTCAACACATTTGGCATTAGCCACTAACAAATAAGGAGCCAATTAACAATGGCAAGAGTTATAAACAGAACGGCAGTAGCAAAAAGTGACGAAGGTGGTAATTTTATCACTACATCTGGCATATACAATACACACTTAAAATGTGTAGAAGTCGAGTATAAAGACTCAGGTGCAATGTTCGCTAACTACTTTTTCACAAACGGTATGTCTTATAGTAACTTACTCAAAGACAAATCAGGTAAAGACGCATACGGATTTAATCAACTTGATAGCTTAGGTATTATCGAAGATCTTGAGTCATACAGCATTGCACAGAACGAACTTGAAGAGTATGAAATGGTATTTAAGAACTCAACTAAAACGCTTATGGTTATACCAGAATTTACTGATATTGATGTCACTGTATTCGTACAATACATGTATGAAGTATATGAAGAGCAAATCAAAGAGCGTGTTGCTGTTAAACGTTTCTACAGACCATCTGACAATGCATCATCTACAGAGATTGTCGATGAAACACCAGTTGGAGTTAGGTTCGCTAGCGATACTGAGAAGTATGCATCTACCGTAATCTATAAAGAAACGGATGCAGAAGCAGTTGCAGCTTGGAAAGAAGCCCAGAAGTCTGGTGCAACAACTCCAGCAGTAAATGGTGGGGCAGCTAAAGCAGCAGGTTTTTCTGGAGGCGCAGCAGCTCGCAAAGGGTTCGGAAGACCTAGTAGTAACCAATAGTTTTAGTAGCTTAACCGCTACTATGATCCAACAGCACAAATTAACATAAAGGTCACAATATGGCAAAATTTACAAAAATACAATTAGTAGAAGAGATTAGTTTATATGAAACTATTTCCTCAAAAGCAGAAGCAGGTCGTATCCTGGAGCATATCAAAAGCACCATTAAACGTGAGCTATTAGCAGGCAATGCTGTAGCTTTAGGGCAGGACTTTGGTGAATTTTACGTTACAACTCAAGCAGCTAGAGCAGGTGAAGTAAATGGTGTACCATACACATCACCAGCTAAATCAGTTGTTAAGTTTGGTGTATCCTCACCATTGAAAGCATTAATTGCAGGCAACTAACATGTCTAACGAAATTAAGGGTAGTGCACTGTACCAATGTACTAAACAAGTGACTGCTACACCGATGACACGATTTGCAACTCATTACAAACCATTAGAGGAGTAGCATGAGCATTAAACTACCTATAGAAACAGAAAACCCGTTATTTGGACGCATTCTATATCCGGTAGCTGAAGAGATACGCAAACTACAACAAGACATTTTGTGGACTGCTGAGGAAATACCAGTAGAGAAAGATGTAAACGACTTTAGGCAGAGAATGCTTCCAGAGCAATTTGCCTTAGCGAGTATTACACTAGACTCATTTGTTATTACTGAGCAGCAAGTTGGAGACACATGGGCAGAAATTGCTTCATGGTTTCCACATTCAGAAATTGATGGCGTAGCCTCACAGATAGCAGCCGTAGAGAAAGCAGTACATGCACCATTCTATCAGAAAATGTCTGATGAGATGAATATCGACCCAGAGGATACAGCTCAAAACCAAAAAGAAATCATAGTTATACGTGATAAGCTACAAATGATTAAACGTATAACTAGCAATCTCAGCAGTAACAAGTTATTAGCGCTTGCAACAGTATCAGGTATTGAACAAGTATTATTATTTGGCAACTTCGCTATGCTAAAATCATTTCAAGCCAATGGTAATAACTTAATAACTAATACTATAGTTGGTGTAGACTTTGTCAAAAACGATGAAGTACTTCATGGGATGCTAGCTGCATCTTTGCATAACACATACCTCAACGAGGCAAAAGTAGCTGGACTTCATATAGACATACAACAACATACAGATGATGTGCATACCGTAATGCGAGAGATAATCTCTCACGAGGATGCTATTGTTGACTATGTTTATAAGGATATTAAGTCTATAAACGACATAACACCTGCGCAGCTTAAGGCATTTGTTAGGTCACGAGTAGATGAGGTACTTACCATGCTGCAACTGCCAACTATGTATGGTATAACAAATAACCCTATAGCAGACTGGTTCTATAAAGGTGCTAAGTCTATCAAGATCCACGACTTCTTCATATCTGGAACTAACAGCTATAGACGTAGTTGGAAGACAGAAAACCTGTCACGACTACCTCTTATAAAGAAGGAGAAATAATGGCAATGACTAAATACGAACGTTTATCGCATGAACGTAAACAATTGCAACGTGAGAACTTAGCTCCTAACTGGTTATCTACATCTGGATTACAGATGCTAACAGAGAAGCATTACTTGAACGTAGGGGAAAAACCTATTGATATGTACATTAGAATAGCTAAGCGTGCAGAGGAGCTCACAGCAGTGCAAATCCCAGTTAACTATGGTTACTTAAACTGGTATGATGCATTCCTGGATGTGATGTGGAAAGGATACGTATCCCCATCAACTCCTGTGTTAACGAACATGGGTAACAACAGAGGGCATCCTATAGCATGTTCTGGAAGCCACTTGGGAGACTCGATTCGGTCATGGGGCATTGCACGCCTAGAGATTGAGCAGTTAACTCAACGTGGCTATGGGACATCTACTGTACTTGACCCAGTACGCCCACGAGGCTCACCAATCTCCAAAGGCGGAACTTCTAGTGGTATCATGCACCCAGCAGATGATTTAGTTAACTCCATGAAGAAGATCTCCCAAGGTAATTCTCGCCGTGGTAACATTGGCATGTACCTTGACCCATTACATGCGGACTTTGATGAGCTAGTTGATCAACTACTAGCAGATGATGACACATGGAACATCGGGTGGAATATCACTAATGAGTTCGAGGAGCTATTTCATAAGGATCCAGCACGTGCTGATCATATATGGAAACGTATGCTTCGTCTTAAACTTATCAAAGGTAAGGGATATTTCTTCTTCCTAGACAAAGTAAACAAAAGCGCTCCTCAGATGTACAAGGATCGGGGCTTCAAAGTTAAGGGGTCTAATCTGTGTTCTGAGATACAGTTAATGTGTGATGAGGACCACTCGTTTACATGTGTACTAACATCCATGAACATAACTAAATTCGATGAATGGAAAGATACTAAAGCTGTGGAAATAGCGACTGTATTACTTGATGCTGTAATAGAGGATATGCTAATCAAAGCCAGACAAGAACCTGGGTTTGAACGCACAATTGCATTTACAGAGAAATCTAGAGCAATTGGTCTTGGTATGCTTGGTGAAGCGACTTACTATCAACAGCAAAGCTGGGTATTCGGCGACCTCCAATCTACTATATTTAACAAGCAATTAGTTAAACTATTAGATGATAGAACACTAGAAGTATCTAAGTGGTTAGCTGTAGAACTTGGCGAACCTGAGTGGTTGAAAGGGTATGGGCTACGCTTTTCACATAGATTATCATTTCCGCCTACTAAGTCAACTGCAGAAATTCTTGGGGGTCCGTCAGAAGGTCGTGAGCCAGTCTTTGCCAACGTATACGAGTCTGACACAGCAGGTGGCACAGTCTACAGAATCAATCCTATATTCCTAGCTCTTATGAAGGAACGTGGAATGTATACTGAAGAAGTAATGCAACGTATCGCAGAAGACCAAGGATCTGTGCAAGCCGAGGATTGGCTAACTACCCATGAGAAAGCTGTATTCAGGACTGCATTCGAAATCAACCAACGTGACATTATACGTATGGCTGCAGATGCTCAACGAGCCATGAACGCAACGGGTGGGGGCCAAGGCCAATCTACTAATCTGTACTTCCCAGCAGACGCTAAGGAAGAGGATATCTCAGATATCCACCATGAAGCATTCATTAACCCGGACGTAGAAGCATTATATTACATACGCTCGCTTAATGGGGCCACTAAAGTTAAAGTAGATACATCAATTTGTTCCAGCTGCGAAGGGTAGTCTATGGTACTAATACTAACAGGTCACTCAGGTGCCGGCAAAGATACTGTGAGTAATGCTCTCCAAGAGAAAGGGTACTTTACAGCCATTACACCACATAGCACTCGAGCTATGCGTACAGGGGAAGTAGAGGGCAACCCATACTTCTTCATTACAGTGCCTGAATTCAAAAATATGGCAGATACAGGGAAGTTCATAGAATATGCAAGTTACACAACGCAATTTGATGGAGTCGAGGATACAGCTTACTACGGTACGGCTTACACCTCAATTCCTGAGGGATGTGATTCAATAGTAACTATTGGAGTACTAGCTGGGCTAGAATTGAAAGTGTGGCTTGGAGAACAGGCTATACTAGTATATCTCCATGTAGATGATGCTACTCGTGAAGCTCGTGCCAAGGCTCGTGGTTCATTTGATCTTACAGAATGGGATAATAGACTAAAGCAAGATCATGAACGATTTGCTAATGGTCTACCAAATGGTATCGATATCAGAATAGATAATATGCAGTCATTAGAACTTACTGTAGCAGTTATTCTAACACATTTAAAGGTAACTAATGAAAGTAACTAAACCACAATTCTTTGAAGCTGTAGGCACATACGGCCCATCACCAAAAGCTATACAAGCTGGTATATTGTTAACGCATGGTATAGAGCTAAGTCAGAACGGGATAACTTCACGTATTACGAGAGCTCGACAAAATGGTAGCCTTCCACTTGAATCGGGCAACTCCGTTCAAGACGGATTAGCACTACTTGGTACTAGCACTCTTTATGATAGTGAAGGTAACATTAAAATCCAATGGGTCAAGACTAACGCTAAACATAACTCTGAACTGCATTACTTTCAACAAGCAATTGAGGATTTCATTAACTCAGCACGTATACGTGCAGCCACACCCATAGCTACTCCAGCACTAACACACTCTGATACTATGTCCGTGTACTCAATTGGTGATGCCCATATTGGGCTACTGGCTTGGGGTGAGGAAGTTGGTGAGGACTACGACTCTGATATAGGAACAGCTGACTTACTATCAGCAATTGATCTGCTAGTTATACAAGCTTACCCATCTGAAGAAGCCTTCATCATTGACACTGGTGACTGGTATCATTCTAATGGACAGCAGAACACAACCACAGCTGGTACTCGTGTGGATGTTGATTCACGCTTTGCTAAGATGATTCAAGTAGGGCTAAACCTAGCTGTATCATTAGTAGAGAAAGCGTTAACTAAGCATAAGCTAGTTAGATGGCGTTCTGCTATTGGTAACCATGATACGTACTCTTCACTATATGTGACGTGTTTCCTACAAGCTTGGTTTAAAGATGAACCACGTGTTATAGTGCACGACACACCATCCGTATTTATGTATCACCAATTTGGTAAGAACTTAATTGGAATTACACATGGGCATACAGTTAAACCAGAGAAACTAGGTGAAATTATGTCTGTGGATTGTAAATCACAATGGTCAGATACTGATCATAGATATTGGTATACCAGGCATGTGCACCATCAGCAAGTCAAAGAATTCTCCAACTGTGTTATAGAAACGTTCAATACACTAACGGGAAAGGACGCATGGCATGCCGCATCTGGTTACCGCTCCAGTCAATCTATGAAGTCAATTACACTTCATAAACTGTACGGAGAGATATCCCGTAACACAGTAACTCAGGCACTAATCAGAGCACACCAACATAGGAACGATTCTATTGAATCAACAATTTAGTGCACTCCCCGTGCACTTACATAAAGGTAAATCATGAACAATAACAATAACATAAGAATGCTATCAGTATCGGGCGAAGACCTAATGGACTTGCTTAAGCAATTTACACAGGAAACAGAAGATGAGTGCGCATGCTGTAGCAACGAATGCACAGTTAGGAATGAAAGCCAAGCCGAGCCATGCTATGTACCACATGACTATCTCAGTCCGGGTGATGCAGACTACAGAAAGGCTGAGCACATCATTAGTCTCATAGAGGACATAACTATCAATACATTATCTGCAGATGGAACAATTTCCCCAGAGTCGGCACATACACTGCTTACGCTTGCAAATCTTCGCACGGGGTATATACCAGATGCAAAGTAAAAAACAGCTCTTCCAATTATTCTCAGACATTGCACATCTAAACGACACAGCATGGGGCAACCACGCTGGGTCGTATGATGCTAATAAGGCCGCTGCACTTCTAATCGAAGAAGCACTTGAGTCTATTGGAGCATACGCTCCACGTGAGTTGGCAAGAGAGATAGTAGCTACCAGAAGTACAGTAGCATCTGAGCCAGTTACACCAGTATCTGCATTTGATTCACTTCTTGATGGACTCTACATAGCTATTGGGGAACTACACAAGTTAGGCCTTACACCACACCAAATGGTAGATGGCTTACAGATCGTGCATAATGCAAATCTGCAGAAGCTCGGTGCTAAGGACTCTGAGGGCAAGATAATTAAGCCTATTGGGTTTGTTCCACCAGAAGAGCGGCTACAAGAAATTTTGGACAATCGAGTTGTTAAGTAAATTAGTAATTAAGTTGCATTGACTCGCTAATCTCAACTAGTCCCTCGTGGTTAGAGATTTATGTACACTCAGCTTCGCTTCGTTACTATAAATCTAATCCCGGCGACCACATTTTGGTGGCTCGTGGGTAGTAGATAGTGGCATGTATTCACACTATATATGTATACATATTAGCTTATTTATGGTATAACACTGTATACATACAAAAGGACTATAAAATCGGAAATATCAGAATAGACACACAATCACAGAACAGGCTACAGGAATTATCAGAATGTACTGGTGTGTTCATGGCAGCAATGTTGAAAGAGTTAATAAGTGATGGGTATGTTAGTAGGGCAATGCATCCTAAGTATAAGAGGCTAGATGAACAGCACACATTGCTATATAAAGTATACAAAATAACATTCGAAAGTGGTAAAGTTTATATAGGAATGACTAAGACATTATACACTAGAATGCAACAACACACTAATAGGTTTAGCGCAACTGATTTAATAAAAGACGTAGAAGTACTTCTAAATACAGATGATGTAATGGAAGCATCCGCATTTGAGCTATTGACTATAAGTAAACACATTACTGAAACCACTTATAATAAAGAGGGCGCAATCCCTTACTATACACAATATGTACAACAGAAAGCGGAACCGGCTCATAGTGAAATATTTCTAGAGTTGCAGGACATCCATAATCAACAACAATTACGTAAAACCAAACAGAAGCAAATGCACAAATTAACCAAGAAGGTAACAAATGAATCTACAAACATTAGCTAACGCAACTATCACACATATAGCTTCCAACCATACCAAGCTATTCATAGCAGGGTACAGATTACTCTATAGTTATGACTCACTCATCGTCGTGATCGAACCATCAGGACAAGCCCTACTAGGAGCAGACTGGAAATTCTCTAAGACGACATCCAAGTTTCGTTCGCAGTTCTTGAATGAATCGACAGCAGAGACAGAGGCTAAGCTAGCATCTGGTGAGTATAAGCTATTAGCAGACCAACTATGATACATGCTCAAGCAACGCTACATGACTATCATAAGGGCTATGTGCGTGCCAGCATCTGCGTAGACGTACTCCTTACAGCTATTGAGCATTCATATCCACAGCTAAACTCTCATTTCACCAATGACACACCAGATATACCAGACGAATCAATTATACCACTACTAGAGGAGATCATTAATAATGACACTACAAATAATACTAAAACAAACTAAAGAGGTAGAAACTCATAACTATAATAACGTTAGAGCGTACTATTTCAATAAGACTTTCCTAGAGGTATTCTATGAAAGTGGGCGTAAGCGATATGTTAAACTATCTTCAGTGCTAGAAATCGCAGAAGTGGAGGAAGAACAGTTATGCACATAAACGATAATAGATTAACAGCCATAGAAACTGCATATGTAACTGCATTACTACATAAGTGTAATGATGTAATAGCAGTATGTAACTTAGTACTTACTGATGGGTATGAGGCACATGATGTGTTCAATGCGGTTCATAGCACTAATCGTGAATTACTCAAACTGGCGATAAAACAATTAGTGGCTACAACAACTGAGATGCTAGATAGCAGAGGCTTTGAGTTACTAGTTAGCCCAACAAACTCAATAAGGGTAAACAATGATACAACAACTACCAGTAATAACTGAACTTTCACTTAAGTACATACCATATCCAACTAATGGAGGCATTCCATGTGAACACGAGAGTGGTTGCTATGGTATGTCTATGAAAGGGGTATTAGTTACACCAGCGGGTAGAACTACTATACATGGTAGAGGGGCACGGTTCACAACTTCTCAATCAATTGCAGAGAGTATTTTAGAGTTAACTAAAATGCACGAAGAGGCGTACAAAGCACAATGTGATTGCTATGCCGAAACAGGTTCTGTAACACATCATTCAAAAGAACTACATGATGCAGCTGCCCGTTCTATATAAAGCAACCAAAAATGGATCTACTCAGTTCTGTTCCATCACCATATCAGATGACACGTTCACGGTTACATGGGGGCAAGTAGGAGGCAAAGAGCAATCTAAGTCGACGCAGTGCTCCACCACTAATGCAGGACGCGCCAACGAACGTACGCCTAAACAGCAAGTACTGCTCGAAGCACAAGCGAAGTGGCAGAAAAAGGTTGATACTGGTTATACAGTCCATCTGCCAAGTGAAGCACCTGCTGACTTTACAGCTATTAACTTACCACAGAAAGTGAAAGTTTTTCAAGAACAACTACACAACGTAGCAGATAACGTATACGTGTCTGATAAGCTAAATGGCATTAACGGTCTCTACCGTTTAGACAATGACTCCTTGACCCTTTATTCACGTGGTGGTTTATCATATCCTGAGCTTCCTCACTTAACTGTTGACATACTCCGTATAATGAAGACTAATTCGCTAACTTCACTCAATGTAGAACTCTATATTCATGGTGAGCATTTACAGGATATACAATCAGCTGTTACTAAGCCTAATGAGTTATCCCCACGTGTACAAGCATGTATATTTGAATTACCTGATGAAGCAGGTACATATACAGTACATCGCACTAAGCTTAAGCATATTAGTGATTACTGCACTACTACACATGTATTAGTAATTCCATCTATATTAGTAGATAAGCGATTAATTGAATCTATATACATTAATGCAATATCTCGTGGTTGTGAGGGAGTTATTATACGTAATCCTACTGGTATATACAAGTATAATGAACGCTCATCAGATGTGTTTAAGTATAAAAAAATGCTTCAGAATGAGTATCACATAACTGGTTATGAGCTGGATAAAGACGGTTTCCCTAAACTAATATGTGAATCAGCAGGTGGAGAGTTTACTGTAAGGCCTAGGGGTGATCTGGAATCACGTAGAGTAATGCTTGCAAACATAGATAGTTACATTGGTAAATGGTATACTGTAGACTACGAGGTACTCACTAAAGCAGGAAAGCCTGCAAAAGGTATAGGGGTAGCTTTACGTGCCTGTGACCCTACAGGTGAACCTATTGAATAACTATGAACTATACTTTAACGTATTCCATGCGTTACTAGGGTTATTCTCCTTGCTAGGCATAACGATAATAGTAACATCTATGCTATTAGTTAAACCAGAACTGGTACGTGATGGGATGGAAGCACCCATGCATATCGAACACTCTTCTCCACAGATAAACCGATTAGCATGTCAAGTAGAGCTACGTCCTGCACGTGAGTTTACAGATACCCAACGGTACAACTGGTATATGCGGCAGATAGCTAATCAACTTAAACAACAACTTGCAGATAGTATAGTAGAAACTATAACAATCCGCGAAGAAGAGTATGCTCACTTAAGACGTAATGTATTGCGTGCAGACATAGGGATAGTACGTCTTGGATAAGATACTTACACAATACAAAGAGGCTATCAAACAGATAACATCTCTAACCAGTCAGCTAACTAAAGCCAATGCACGAATCGAATCGTTAGAAGCGCAACTAGCCGAAGAAGTTGAAGATTGGAGCATCACTCCCACCTCTAAACAAGTTGGTCATACTATCAATTGGGCTGAGTCTTCTACCGAGTGATTGAAATATATTTGAATGATATATTCCGGCATCAGGGGACAATCCAACCTTCTGAGCGGCTACATCCATTAGTACCTTGAATGTATTCTTTCGTAGTCGATTTATCTGTACTCTCTGGATATTAGCCCAGTATTTCCAGAACGCTTCTGGTCCCATTCTATCTAACCATTGCACGAACTTTGAGTTTATTACCTTTGAGTAGTTGATGAAATTTTCCTTAACATCACTCATAATCTCAGCTTCAGGGATTCCTTTCGCAATACCATGCCAATAAGTAGCAGCTCTAAAGTGGAAGTCACTCTCTTGAGTTACTCCTACCATGAATCTACCTAGTGCTGACTTCTTAGTTAGGAATACTGTCTGGACAACTTCATGCAGTAATGTTCCTTGAGGTACAACTTTTATAACTTGCTTCTCAATTGCATTGCTAACCACATTATTATCATCTTCTCTTAACGATACGCCCTCAACTACCGATTGGAATAATCCAGCGTCCATTAATGGTTTCAATGGGTTGGCATTCATGCTACTAATTGTATCTGCACGTAATCTCTTGTACTTACCTCGCTCATTACCTTCAGTACTAGCAATTAATCTTTCGTATCTATGCTGTAGAACTTCATCAGCTTTCCACTGTTTTAAACTCTTTCTACTTAATGATAAGTTATCAATCGCTTGTCTTGGACTCATTCCAGAGTACACTAAGAACTTAGCATTACTCAGTATGTTCCCATATATAGTCGATGGCATCTTAACTACTACGTTACTTTTTAGTACAGCAACAAATGCTTTGAAGTAGTTCTCAGCTAGTCGTACGTTTCTATCAACCTTAGCGGATACCTTAAGAGGTATTTTACCTATCTTCTTTATATCCATAATACTTGGCTCATTATATGCGAATAGCTGGTTTATTAAATCTCTACGTACATATAATTCACGTCTTGGCTTAATATCCCGCTTATCTCTAATGTTCTCGTCCTTATTACTCTTCCAGTCCTCTTCTCTATTTTTCTCAATTATGTAGTTACGTGCATCAGGAGGAAGTAGTCCCCATAACTCCTCACCCTCCGTCTTGAATCCATATTTACCTTTATCCTCTAACTTCAGCGTACCGTGCTTGTACGCTGCAACTCTTTCCTCATCAGTCATATCAAATTCTTTAGGCTGAATCTTTATGTACAAGTGTGCATTGTTTTTGTACATATCACTACTAGTATCACGTTCCGCACTATCTTTCCTAATTATATCTATTAGGTTTCTATTCTGCTCATTAGTCATTGTCATTGTGCCAACTTGCCCGAATGATCGCCCTAACTTCTCAACCCCATTCACACTCATATCTAACTTACTAACCTTGTCTTCTTTACTAATAACATATCTGAAGTCTTGTATATCCCCTAATGGTGAGTACACTGGTTGCATGCTCACATCACCTTTGTTCCTGTATACATCTATAGCTTTCTTCTTCTCTTTAGCTATCACGTCCCAAAGTGCTTTGTCCTTTAGATGTGGATTTGACATCCTAACCTTATCACTTAGTAGTAATCCTGGAATATTACGTCTTTGCAAACTTACTGCACCATCCACACGTTTCCCTATACCAGCATTGTTACTATAGAACATGCCATAGGCTGTCTTATCAAAGTCGCCTAGAGCTATCTCCATACGTTTCACGAATGCGTAGCCTTGTGCTTCCATATCGACTCTATTATACATAGGAGCATACTGTATATCTTTGTTAGGGTCTAGTCGGTCATTAGTCTGCCCTTTAACGAAGTTCTCATGCTCCCCACCTGCTTCCATCTCTTCTTCGGTACTTCTAATCATACCTCTTGCAGTTTCCATATAGTTTCTTACACCATCTGGATCTTGCTCAAGTAACTCGGCTAACTCGGCACGCCCAGCAGCTTCTTTCAACGCGTATAGTGTTATTAGCTTATCAATTACTTGCTCTCTATCACTATATGGATTACCAATTCCCTCAGGGAACGACTGGGCATGACCATACATATTAACTATGTTTCTAGCATTTGATCGCAACCCGGTACCAGTTACCATGAACTGTGCGACTGATTTTGCTTCACGCTGCCACATCTCGCTAGCATACTCCCCAACTTTAGCTAATTCGCCTACTATCTTAGTTATCTCTGCATCAATTACATCATCACTATTAACTAATCTAGTCAATCCATCAATGCCTATATCTAATCCAACTGACTGTAAATCAATAGATAGTACAGCACTTTCTAGCGCTTCTCTATACTTCTTATTTTTCGTATCATTGATCTTTATCTTAGTGAACCCATTTACTATGTCTTCTAGTGTACCTTCAAAGTTCTTCTCACGCAATCTATCTATATGTGCTCTGAACTGCATAGTCATATCCGCCGCTTGTACCAACGTAGTACGTCCCGTAACGAAGTCAGCCATTACCGCGGCAGCAAATGACCCCTCGCCCAATCCCATTTGCTGTAATAACTTACTTTGTACATTAGCTAACCCTTCATTATTTATCGTACGCTTCATTACTTTATTCATATGACGTATATTCTTCAGTGTAGTAGCGGCTTTGTACATTTGCTTGATGTATCCATCAGTCGGTTTAGGAGCATTCTTAGCTAGTGCTTCTCCCAGCTTATTTACGTATATAGCTGCTTCCATCCTACGCCCAGCATCTACTTCTTCAGCAACCCATTCACGTATAAACTCTGACTTGTATGCCATCTGTATAACTGGATCATTACTTAGTGACATAGCAGTTAGCCCTGGTGTTTCTCGTATTATCTTATCTATCTCCGCTTTAGTGTGCTTACTACGTGGTGATATAGTACCCGTATCCTCTCCTACTGTCTTCTCTAGTATCCAATCAACTGGTTTACCTAATAATGCATCTAGTTTATCTGTCTGCTTATTGACCATGCCCATTATCTTTTCATCTAATGGCATACCCTGCATCTGAGTAGCTTTGCTAGCATATCTATCCTGTACGGCAGTCATTGCATACACCAACTTAGTAGTTTCTTCTAGGAGATTCTCACCTTTGATCTTCTTAGCTTTAGTTACAAATATTTGGAATGCATTCCATATCCATCTACTTAGCGTTTCTAATAGGTTTTCACCGTCTACCTTCTCTCTTAGCACGTTCTCTGGTAACTTTTGACTAAGTGCATAACCTAGTGCTTTGTTAGTCATTGCATGTGCCATGAACTCCTGTAGTCTAGCATCAGCATCAGCTACTGTCTGTATCTCACTATTTGTACCAAATATATAATCATATCTCGCTTGGGCCTTCTGCTTCTCTATGTTAGTGTATACACCTTTGTGCTCTGGCATGAAATCTTCTACAGTTACTACTTTGCTAGCATACTTGTACAGTCCACGTATCTGCAATTTTAATGCCTGGCCAACAGTCTTGTCAGTAGTATGGAATATCCAATCTAATGCAGCATGTACTAGCTCGTGCGTCATTGCTTCTTCATTTGTCATAGTGAACTTATTTCTAGCTTCTTCACCTAGACTACCTCTGATTAATCTGATCTTGTTATCAGTTGCATTAGGATTGAATTCGCCTATTGGTTCTACTATACTAGCTACTTTATCTTTAGTTACTAGTATGTTCATACCTGCTATGGTCTTCGATAGTCTTTGTAGCTCTGTAGTTACACCTTTTAGTGCTTCACTATGCTCTGCATCCCAGTCACCACCTAGTGCTTCTTGATCAGCTTTCTGCATTGCTAGTTGTATGTTATGCACTGTATCATTAGTCGTATCTGCATCCATGAATGCTCTATCTATGTATTCTTGTGTTGTCCCACTTTGATTGTATAGTGTTGTGCCATCTACTAATCCATGCTCAGCATTTTCTTTGACCATCCTATCTAGTACACCTTTTGTAAAGTTGTACTTACCATTGCCTATATTCAGCCCATAGCTATCGACATCTATCTTGTCGACCCCATTCTTCGTAGTAGGGTTAACATTAATACTATAACCATAAGTAGTTTTAGTTACTCCTAGTATGTCCACGATCTTATGAAACTTCTCTCCATTAGCTTTATAACCATACGCGGTCTCACGTACAACCCTTGCGGAATCAGCTGCATCATTGTACATTTGTATTTTGAGTTGTTTATACTCTTCTACCCTGTCATCTAGTTCTTTACCTGATAGTCCTTCGCCAGCTAATATGTTTCTTATTTTATCTATGTTACAATTCATTATTAGTCCTTATTTACATGCATCTTTGATTGCTTGAATAGCTTCAGTGGATAGTCCTCTATTGAAGTACTCTTCATTTGTGACGATTACATCTAATTTACCTAGTAGTGCCTCTAGTTCTGGATAACTTCGCTTATCTTGCGCTTGTTGTGCTTCTACCATTGATATGTAACCATCTAGCATGTACTCGAATGCATTAGTCAATTCTTTACCCTTCAATCCTAGCATCTTTAGTAATGTGTCTACTAATGTCTCGAACACATTACTTAATTTATCTAACTTAGCAGTAGGTTCTAACTTTATTAGCTCGCCTATTAGCTGTGGGTTACTTAATGCCTCCGCTAGAAATTCATCTGTACTAGTTTTCCAGTAGTTGAAGTTAACAGTCTTAGTTATATTAGCTTTAGCTAGCTCAAATAACTCATTAACTCTTACTGTTGCAGGATGATCTGGGAATTCTCGCATAAACTCAAATGAGCCAGCATGTATTAGTTCATGCACGACTGTATGATCATTCTGATTACTACGTAGCACGCGAGATACCATATCAACATATTTCTTAGATAGCTCTGGTGTACTCTCTACCGCTGGTAAAGCACCTAATTCTACTGCTTTGACTAGCCTACTATCTACCTCTGTCTTAATCTGCTCACCACTTATTCTATTGAATTGAATTATCTTGGAATACGGTAAGTATTCCGCAGCAACAGCTGGTTGTCCCATAATTATATTTTTAATTGCAACTGCAGATAGCTCAGTAGATCTCTTAATTTCTGGACCTATCAATTTCATTACTACCTTACGCATACCCTTATAGTACTGTCCCGTATCTAACCCACTACCTTCATACTTACCAAATACTTCTACTTTGAGGCTTTTTAACTGCTTATAATCTTGTGGTTTCTCAGTTAGTGGTGTTTTATTATATGGTTTCACACCCTCAACTACTCTAGCTGTGTCGACTTTAGCCAGTTGTTCCACTATACTTTCATTACTTGTGTTATCTCGCAGGGCAACCAACGATTCCAGCTTGCCCAGTGCAGCAGTTACTAACTTACGCTGCACATCAGTAGTCTTAGATCTGCTTAGTATGGTTTTGAATTGTTCTATTGTTTTATCTATTTCACATGCCATGGATTAGCATCCTTTTAGTATTTTATTCAGTACACCAAGTATACCTGCAGTTCCATCAGCTTCTTTAGTAGCATTGAACTCTGTATGTATAGCTTCTATATCAGATAGTATACCTTCTTTAGTCTTAGCCTTTGCTGGTTCTACAGGTTCTGGTATATTGAACTCGTCGCTCAACTTAACCTCTGGAACTTGTTTCTCGTACGCTTTTGCTTCTGTAATTACACTAGCACCATCCACTGCTAACGCTGAATGTTCTATGTATAGTGACTTATTATTGAGCAGCTCGTATCGACCATCTTCACTGAGTCTTTGTAGGTCACGCATGCTAGTGTATATAGCAGTTGCAGTCTGCAACTCAGCTTCATTGAAGTTCTCAACGAATTCACCTAGTCCGGCCTCCCTTAGGGCTTCTAATTGTATTGACTGCCAGCCTTTGTCATCACTAACCAGCGCTTCTACTATCTCACGCATATCGTCGCGGATAGCTGTAGCTACTTGAGCATTTACATTCTTAGCACTCAGTGCCCTGTTCAGGTTGAACTCGACTGCTTCGGATTTATACCTGCTATCTAACTCTTTTAGCCCCTCTATACCTATGGTATTCATTGTGCTATTCATGCTACTTAGTATTTCCGTTGTTAAGCTATATGTTTCGGCTAGTTTAGCTACAGCTTCATTATATGCTCTTGTTCCTGGAACTGCATTAACTACATCTAGTATGTTAGCATCATGTACACCTATACTCTCTATCTTTGATAGTACAGCTGCTTGTATCATTGCATCCATGAAGTGCACTGTTATTGGAGCACCGCCGGTGTATGACTCAACCATTTTGTATAATGTAGTACTTGCATTGAGCGTATTTCCATCACCTACACCATATATCGTACCCTGTGCCTGATCATTGGTGTCCATACTAGTATCATATTGTCCTTTACCGCGCTTAGCTATTAGCCCTATATTTGAACTATTATCAGCAAATGCCATCTTGAATATTGGTAGCACATTTACTAAGTCTTGCATTACCTCTTTAATCTCACTATTAGTAAGGGATCTTGGGCTACCATTTATGTATGCACCTAGCTCTTCTAACTTAGCATCCATTCTAGCTCTTATCATTGGCTCAGCAGCTCTGAACATCATTTGGAATGAGCTATTGATTGTTTTAGTAGCTTTAATGAAATCCCCATACTGCTCGTTGAACATCTCAGTCAATGGGTCTTTTAGTACAGCTATTACCACATCTTTAACCAGTTGTATGTTCTTAGCACCCATATCGAATTCTAGCATCCCTTTATCTTTGTGTGCTTGTTTGAGCCTATGGATTACACTGTTATGTACACCAGCCACTTCCATTATACGTACTAACTCCTGTCTAGCACCTGTATCAGTATGCGCTTTAGTCAGTAGTTTGTATATATTAGCCTCGGCTTCTCGAGCCTTACTATCAATTATGGTAGTTATAGCTGATCCATAATTTAATGTCATGAACGGCTTCTTCATAAATCCTCTAGATATGCCTTTATCCAAGTTTTCACCTAATAAGTCCATTACTACATTAACTCTCACAATAGCTGTCGAATTTACCATAGTATCTTTTAGTTTAGTAGTAGTCAACTCAGCAGGTACTTCATATGAGTCTTTATTACCTTTAGTACTTCTCCATTCACCATATGCCTGTTTCTCACTTTCTTTTAGCACTCCACCTCTAGCCAGCTCTCTATACACTTTGCCCATGTCTAGGCTGTTCCCCCCATTAGTGAATACTGGCATTTGTAGTATCTTCAGTATGTACCCAGACGTGATTGCATCTGTCTCTATAGTCATTCCGCTATAGAACTTAGTTCCAGCATCTCTAGATTCTTTGTATGCTATGTACTCAACTAGTCCAAGCAATGCTAACTCAGGTTCACCGGCCATGCCATTGTTTACCATATACTCGAACCCAACTTTAACTTTGTTGTCTGGAGAAGCATCTAGTATTTTATCTAATGCATTAGTAACTCTCTGTAACTTCTCCATTGACTTCTCATAGTTTTGCTTATCAATGCTTACGTCCATAGCTTGCGCTATACCTAACTTGAATACCTGCTCTTCTACACTGTCTTTAGCTATTAGCACCTTACGTTTCTCTACGGAATGTCTATGCAGCTTTTTATCTTGCCAGTTGAATGTGTTTGACTTAATACCAAATCTATTATTACTCATTATGTACCATTTAGCATACATAGGTGCGTTATTTCGTTTCTCACTCTCTAACAGTGCTTCTTGGTAATACTTTAGTTGATCTTGTATACCTAAGTTCTTACCATGTGTAGCAGCTCTATCTTCTTTGTGTACTGTAGCATCGACACCCTCAGTATAACCCATCACTTTAGCAAAGTACCCAATACCTACTTCTTTTAATCCATCAGTGAATCTGTTATTGAATACACGACCATCTGCATTTTGTTTTTCAATTGCATCTCTCTGCATCTCAGTAGTAGTCGCGTCTAGCTCGCCAGTTAGCCCTTCATTAAGTATAGAATCTCTATCTACTTTAGTATCTTCTGCACTCCAGTATACTCCAGTACTTACTCGTATATCAGTATTTAGTATATTCTTAGCTATATCCTGACTACCTGCAACTATACTACTATTGATTACCCCATTACCTGTAGTAGTATTTGCTATTTCATCATTGAGCGTTCCATCTTGTACACCACTAGTTACTTTGTATGTAGCTATTGTAGCACCTACAGAAGCTGTATAACCGAATAACTTAGTTTGTAGTACACCTTTCTCTATGGTAACTAACCCAGCTTCTTCAGCGGCCAGCATAGCAAGTAATCCTAGCTCGGTTTTCATATTAGCTTGCATTAGATCTCTATTCACTACATCCGTCGAACGCTTAGCTTTTAACCCCAAGTAGTCCCATATAGCAGCTCCTAGTGTGTCAGATGCAGTCGGTACTGTACCATCTATATCAGCGACTCTAGCCCGTTCCTCTGCAGTGGATTTAGTCTTTGAGTCTATCTGAAGTAATCTATTAGTATCAGCTTCACTTCTAACCTCAGCACGCATTGGCGCAGCCATTGTACCGAGCCAGTCCACAAACCCTAGCGCTATCGCTGTCTTTACATCTTTGTTAATCTCGAAGTGACTGAGTACTGTATTACCATTAGGGACTACTTTAGTTGCAACACTCATCATTAGTCTACTTACGTTCTTGAATCCTTTCCCAAATCTTGGTGCCATTGGGTCGTACGCGATATGGTAATCTTCAGTCATTGTAGCTATCTTATCACTACGCTCTAGTGATCCTAGTGCGCTAATCAGCTTACCTACTGTCTCCAGTGTGCTTTTAAGTGGCTTCAGTTCCTTAGTGTTAAGTGGTTCCAAGTCTTGTAGCAGATCACCTATTACAGTGGTGTCAACACCTTTACCATTGAATGTAAAGTGTGTCCCTAGCCCATGATTCTCTGATATGGTTTTAGCCTTCATAGGCACTTTAACCTTAAGAGGATTAGTTGCATTGTACTTTCTAATTACATCCTCTTTACTTTTCATCTTATTCGTATCTACTGCGTCTATTAGTTGCCCACCAATTGATGCCTCATATGCTTCTTCTTGCTTTTGTGTGTCTATAGCAACATTGTACGCCTCGATCCGCTTCTTATTCTTAGTAATATTAGCTTCTAACTCTGCCGTAAATGCTGCCATATTATTTACACTGCGTAAGTCGTCTTTACGTTTAGCTAATCCTTCCACACTAGTAGCTTCCTTCAACTTCTCCGTAACTTTATTAGTAGCGCTATTCGCTTGTTTGACGGCCACTTCTTCTTGGCGTAATCGTTGTGTGCTATCCGATTGCTTTCTGCCTTTAATAGTGGCTAACTGTTTATCTAATATTTCCGGTATCCTAGCTAGGTTTTTACGTAGCGCGTCAATCTCATTAGCATATTTATCCTGTAATTTCGTAGCCACTAACTGTGCGCTCTTCGCTATACCGTATCTATGGTATGGCACACTCAACTCATGAAGTAACGCTAACTTCATATTGGTATCAGCTTTAATTGTAGCTAACTCTGCTCGCATTTGTATTATGAGTTCTGACTCTACCTCGGCAGGCTCTACTATTTTTGTAGTTGCTTTATCTTGTCTGCGGCCTTCTGCGCTCGGCTTAGTAATATTGTCACTAACTTGTTCTCTTCCTTGGCTTGTTGTAGTTCCTGATGTAACTGTTCTGTTTTCTGGTTGTCTTTCATTTTGTTGTTCTCCTAATTTAGTTTCTGCTATTTGCTCAGCCCTCTTTGATTGTGATAAGCGCTCTACCTCTTGTGGAGTACTATCCTGTATTTGGGAGTCTTCTAAAGTACGTGAGATCTTGCTAATTAGTTTATCACCGACATACGCTTCTACTGAACTACTAGAATCTGCGGGCTGACTATCAATTTGCATGTCAGCATCTTTAGCAGTAAGTTGCAGTGCACTGCTAAGTTTCTTAGTTACAGGTAGCTCTGGGTATTTTGCTATGTACTTTATAGCTATCTCTTGTAATGGGCATCGCATATTAACATCCTTCTAAGTTTATATCATTTGCTTTGGCAAAGTTTCTAAATGCCACTTTCAATTTACCATCTTTGCCTAGCATTATACCTTTTAGTGCCTTATTAATAGCTGCATCTACTACTTCAGTATTACGCTCAGTAATAGAGGTTATCTCTTGAGCCGGTTCATTAACAGGTATTTGTTTAGCACCCTCAGATACAAGTGTGCTGCCTTCTAACTCTGCTATCCTATTGCGTATACCCTCAATCTTAGTCTGGTTAGCAGACGCTAGTGATGAATCATCTATAGTTTCTCTATCTAATCTTGATATCTCACTTTCTAGCTCATCGATAGCTCGCGCTGTGGTTACACCTACTGTGCTATCATCATTTGTAGTGTACGCAGATGATGGCTCACCACTGACTGTCTCAGCATAATCAGCAGACTGTTCTTTGCTTTGCTTTGTACTATCCTGTTGTACTGTATCGTTACTAACAGGAGAGGTATCACTTTCTTCCGAAGCATCAGTAGTACCTATGTACCTAGCGCCTACTTTGCTTAGTATGCCAAATTCTTTTTGCTGTGGAATTAATAGCCCTTTCTCGGAACGACCATCATACACTTTACCATCCCCTAGCTCAACGGAAGGGGCCTCCCCAGTTTGGTCCCATGTAGCTAGCTTCTCATCATACTCTTTCTTAGCGGTCTCTAATTTATCTAATTTTACTTTCTGAGTATCTATAAAGTGATTTAGCCTCTGCTTGAAGTACTCATACAACTTACTATCGGGGTCTGTATTCTCTAGTGCGTCTATGTACGTTAGTAGTCCAGTTCGTTCTTGCCCATCTACTCTACCACCATAGAACTTGAGTGCATGACTCTGTACAGCACTCATGCCTGATTCTTTTGATACACTAACACGTTCAGTGCCTGGTGACTGTGTTGGTAGCCCTGCTATTTCCTTCTCTACACTTAATCTAAATAGTGCTTTTTCATCTGGAGTGTCTTTACTTTGCTCAGCAACTACATCAGCCTCTATTTCACCAAGTGGTCTGCTGTTTAGTGCTGTACCTTTACCACGAGCCATTGCAGCTTTCATTGCTACGGCATTAGCTAAGCCATCTACTACACTATCACGTGTTTTAGCGGTCACAGAATCAGGCATACTATCTAGTTCAGTATTCAGTGCAGTTATGTGATGATCAACCCATGCATGGTGTGCTTCAGTGGCAGGTATTTCCCCACTAAGTACCTTCTTCACACCTTCATGCTCAGAAGCGCTCATTATGTCTTGTAAACTGCTCTCCGCCATAGCACTAACTACATAATCACCATCTGACTGTGAAGCTGGCGTCAGTGTAGATCTTAGTTTAGATGGTATTTCTTTTAATGTGTTAGCGTCAGGAATATATTTTGATGCAACGTCGATAGCCTTCATTCCAGGACCTGATGCTGCCCCGCCAGCTGCAGCTTTGTAGACTTGTTTAATGTACTTATCTTGCAATGCTCTATCTAGATCTTGCGTGCCACCAAGAACTGTTGTAGCCTCAGTTGCTCCTTCTTGTGTGAATTCTGTACCAATAAGAGTTGCCAGCTTTGAAGTACCCTTAAGTGCTACTTGTGCGACTGTAGTAGGCACTTTAGCTATTAACGAGTCAATGAGTGCGTTAGTTTTAGCAGCTAGGGCGGTGCCACCTGATTTATCAAATAATAACTTTGCTTGAGCCATATCCATTAACGTACCTAAGGCGCTGAGTGCTGCTATATTCCTAAGAGCTTCACCTTCAGGTTTTAATCCATACTCTTTCTCATATATTTTTGCAGCCTCTGTAGCGTTATCGCTCCACGTACCGAGTACAGCTGGTACAGCTACAATACCTTTAGCGGCCATAGCTTTACTAAAAGCAAAACTTTCTGATGCCAGCTCAACAGCTCCTACAGGGTTAGTTACTATTGCCCCTAACATACCAGTTATGTAGTTTTCAGTATCATAGGCATCTCCAAACTCTTTTTGCAGTTTTTTAACCCTAGTATCATCAAAGCCTATGTACTTTTTGTCAAGTGCATTAATAACAGCAGAACCATCTGCCATAGTATCGATTACAGACTTCACAACTTTACTATATGTAGGATTTTCTTTAGCGAATTCACTTATAGGCTCTAGATAATCACCACCTAATAACTCGTATAACTTCTTAGGGGCTTCCGAAATAGATGCAGCTACGCTAGCCATGCCATGGGCAATACCTTTTCCAATATTGGCAGATTTATCTATAAATGTGGCATCCTCTTTCTCATTTATCCATGAACCAGTACGAAGTGCTTCTATTGCTTTCTCCTGTATACTCGGCTCACTCTTGTTACCTAGCTGGGAGGTATCCGCTACTATAGTATCTGGTTCATATAGCATGCCTTGCTTAGCTAGCTCTGCATTTTGCACGTATGTGTTACCTTCATCTCCTACATATTGTACCTGTCTCCCAAATGACTCTTCTCCTGTATCATACACACTAACAGGGACATTTAATGGTAGCTCTTTTGAGCCAAGTATCAATGGATCATTCTTTGCATCATACTTAATTGGCCCAGGAACCCACTCTTTTCCATCTTTACCTACAGGCCTGCCCATCATATCATATAGCGTTTGTAGTCGTGCAGTCTCACTTAACTTATACACTTCTTCAGGTGTGGTCACACCATATTGCTGCATTTGCTTTGCTATTCTGGCTTGTTCTTTACCTGACTCACTGAACTTACCATGGTACGATTCTGGAGCATCTACCCAACCTGCCGAGTTGTTAGGCATTGTTGGGTCACCAGCAAGCCTATTACCACTAGCTGCACCTATCATCGTTAAACTATCAGCATCTGGAATTGATTCAAGCATCGCAGGTGAATACTTGGACTTGTCTATAGCCTCTATTCTCTGCGCAATTTGCTGCCCTCGCGTGAGCCCTAATCTTTCTTCTTTAGCTTGTCTTGCCTGCGTGAGTTTGTCTATCTTTTTTTGTAGTAGGGATCGCTGTTGTGAGAGGCTCAATGCATCAATTTGTGCTTGACCTTCTGGGGTTGTGTAGCCTGTTAGTGATGAAGCTACATCCGCTCCAGCCAATTGTGTTATTGCGTCTTGTATGCTCATCGTAGGTATCCTGTAGATATTATAAGTTACAGTATAATATCACAGATATACTTACGTGGTGCTTTAGTACATAGTATCACTTAACCAGAGGAGCACTCGGGTTAGTGTTATATAGGACATCATGCGCATAGGCATTCTTTTCTTTACGCTCCAGTCTTCCCCTTTCATTAGAAGAAAGATACCTACGAGCATCTTTATTCAATTCCATGTACCTTTTTAGTATATCGGCAGGTAAGTTGCGTGTATTAATAAGTCCCTTGTTTATGCCATCTATTAGCCCAGACCATAACGCTTTATTAGACTCTGACATAGGCCCTAAACCACTACGTGTTACAGAACTATTCAATCTTTCTGCAAGTTTACGTTTTTGTAATTGAGTGCGTAAGGCTTCTAACTGATCGTACTCCTTAACAGTTTCTGGTTTTCCTATAGAAGCAATTTGTTTTGCTATTGCCACTGTAGTAGCGTCAGACCCCTTTTTAATTGCACTGGTATCTACGTTTAATTGGTCAACCGACTGTTCTGGTGTAAGTGCGCCACCATTAGCGTTTAGACTCTCCGTAGTCACTGTCTGGTTAGAATCCTTTTTAGTAATTACTTGTGGCGTCCTCATACGTGGAACAGCATTCTCCGTAGCCCGCTGAACATACTCAGCGAATAGTGGTGCTAGTTTTTCTCTTGCTTGCATATCCATACGCTCATTGTATCCCATTCCCAGTTTAGTTAACTTGTCTTGGGCCTGTAACTTTTGAGCCTCTAGTCTATGTGCCATCTCTCGTCGCGCATCCACACCAGATAGATCAAGCGGTCTAGTAGTGGTACCTTTCCCAGACTGCCCAACAAGTTCTGCAAGTCTTTTACCCATTTGATTGATCTCATCTTTACCTAATTTCTTCTTGGTCAACGTAAATTCTGTAGCTACTTGATTTAGTAATGCTGGAGTTAGTCCACCTGTATTAGCAGCTGCAGTTAGCATTTTTCGCATTTCGGGGGCATTATTTTCATCCGTTAGGTTGTACCAAGCAGTACCTTGACCACTTATCAGGCTATCAGCCAACTCCTTAGACTTTTGGAGGTCGAACTTAGCAGATTTACCTCCTCCGCTAGAAGTGTATGTTTCACCATCTTCACCAACTACAGTGCCGCCAACCCTATTCATCAAAGATGCTTTTTTATCTATAGCTCCTAGCGAGTATTCTGCTCTCTTACGCTCTATATCATTTATTTCTTTTCCGTACTGTGCACGTAATGCATCCTCTTTAGCTTGTTGAGCAGCTTGAGCTACCACAGCTGCCTCAACCCCTTTCATGGATGTTCCATATTGTCTAGTTAACCTATTATACATCTCTGGTTGAGACTCTAATTGGTCCATAGCATGTGACCCTAGTTCCTCTTGCGCCTTTGAACGTCTTTTGTACTCAGCAGTTCCCTTGGTTAACCCTTCCAATGATATAGAGTCTAAGAATGTTTGCCCATCAGGGCTGGCGACTGCATTTGTTAACCAATTATCTCTTGCTTGTGGTCCTTTCGCAGCACCTGCAAATATATTCTTTGTTATCGCTTCTTCGGCCACACCTTTATTGTATATATCGGTAGCTCTATCATCCAGTACCTTGGTTCTAGCTCGCTCTAAGTCTCGTACATTTCGTTTGTCCGCAGCAACTTGGTTAGCTGCCATGATGTTACCTATATTATCTAGCGCGCTTTGTAGTCCAGCACCAGTATTACTTGGGGCCATTCTACTAAAATCCTGTCTTAATGCCATATCTTATCCTTATCATGAATAGTGTTATAGTTTACCATACCTATCACCAAACACCTTGTTATACACATCAGTACCTGCTGCATCATTCTTAACACTTTTATCCATTACGTATTTATTTGCAGCTATTTGTTGGTCTACTAAGGCTCTATTCTTCTTAGCTGTTTTCTCATTATCTAAGTAGCTGAGTACGCCCAGTCCGAGTTGCCCAGCACCTAGTGCTAGTCCCCCATAACCTTCCATTCCCCACCCTGGCCCTTTATCTGTGGTACTACCTCTAAATCCGCCACCTACTTGATTACCAGCAGCATCAAATTGCGCACCGCCTATCTTTGTTGCAAGTTCTGGGTTGGCCTCTCCCCAGGTAAATACCTGGTCACCTGTAGCAAGTTTATCTCCAAAGTACAAGTTACCATCTTTCATACTAGCAACACCTAAGTCCTGCACTGCAGAGTTAGGAGCACCAGCGCCATATATAGGAGTGCTTCCTAGTTGCTTAATATTGCTAATAGAGGCAATATCCCTACGTACACCATCAGTCAGCGTATTAACTGAGGGACTCCATGGGTCCACTATAGCAGCTGCACCCTCGTAAGTTTTACTTTTTAGGAAGTCTTCTGAGTTCATTTTTATATCCTTTATCTTGTTATCGTAGTTATATGCTTTGTAGCATACCAGAGTTAAACTGTATTCTAGTTTAACTACCCATTTTTATAGTACTTATTGAATGAGTTAACAATCAGCCCTTCCGTCATGTTATAGGGGGCTAACTCCATTACAGTGTTTAGCTCGTAGCAGTAGTTATCGTCTAAGTACACCTGTGTCAACAAGACAGCCTCTGTACTGACTGGTTCTACTGGATCTGGCATGGTGCCTGGGTCAGTATGAGGTGCGACGTATGCTAAGTATAAGTTACCTACTGTGGTAACATTCTTTATACTAGCCATTAGTAGGTCTTGTGTACTCATATTAGTAAACCCACCAAAATTAGGCAGCATTAGTTCAATCGTAGCAGTAACATAGTTACTTAATGTAGGTGCTATTGGTTGTACCACACCATTTACTAGTATATCACCTGTTATAGTGCCTACGTACTCAGTCCCAGAAGCACCTAGCTCTGACACCAGCGTCGCTGTAGCTTCTGCAGTTGCGAGTTCGCCTAGCTTAGTAAGTACTTGTGCTACACCCATTGCCATAAGCAGAATCCCAAAGGTCTGCTGAGCCATACCTATTATTGTTAGAACGCTTCCTATCATCATTGCCTGATACGTGCCACCAGCTCGTTGGTAGGCTACTGCTATAGCGGATAATACCAGAGTCTCTAGTGTAAGCACTAAAGCTATACCAGTGAGGAATGCTAACTCTGCCCCCGCAACACCCAACCCAGCAGTTACTGCTGGAATCCCATTAAGTGTAGTACCGCCAGATGGTACTGCCAGTGCTATCGCCACTGCTATAAGTGCCACTGCTAATAGAAATATAAAGAATCCCCCTCCCTCTCGATGATAAGATACATCGACATCTAGTGATTCTTGCACCATACCAACGAACTGTTCCCCTGTAAGCAGTGCCGCGACATCCTTTTTTATGTAGCCCCTATCGGACCCATCATTTGGTACCAGCACCAAATCGCTGTCAATAACAGGCTGTATGGTACGTCTACAATCATCAATTTGGTTAACCATACTGGACTTCACAGTAGTTCCTAGATAATAGGCCATGGTAAGTGTAGTACCATCAGAGGGATTTGTAATTACCACTTCTTTAGGGACTAGATTTAAGTTATCAAGTATTTCTTGTATTACAGCAGAGCCTGCTGGATCACCGGCATCTACTTCCCTAGCGAATGTAAACCTAACCGTTGCAAGTACATCGTATGCGGGACGTCTCCCCGAGTGTGTGCTAATTACCTCTTGGCTAATTACATCAGCACTTCTAGTAAACAGTGTATTTTTAGTATCGTGTAGTGCTGCGAATACTACTTTAGACGAGTTGGTGTCATACTCTATCTGTCCGTTCAGAAATAAGAATGGCATATGTGGAGGAATGCGCTCACCACGCACACCTCTACCGAGATACTGCAAGAATGTGTTGGACACAGCAGTGACTCCCCCGAGTACTACTTCTGCTATAGCTGAACTTGTCATGCTATGCACGCCTGTAGTACGCACAACCTTATATGCATTTTTGTATAATCTAGTCGTAAACACTACATCAACAGACACATCTGATAACTCCTTGTTAGTATGCACTAACCTTTCTGTGGGTAAGCCTTCGTTCACAACTGTGTACTCTCGCTTAACTGAATTGTTATTAATGTAGCTTACTACATCTTGAGTAGTGAGTGTAGGTGCTGCTATGTTATATGGTTTTAAGTATAAGTCTGCTTCATCTATCTCGCTTTGCCCATATTCAAGCAATGTATCATTTGATAGTCCTAGCATTTTATATATAGCTTTTATGTTAGTAGGTTGTACGTCTATCGTGGCTTGGTCTATGGAAGTATGGTGTAGAGATATCTCACTAAACACTTCCACACCTCCTATAAATTTAGTGGGGAAGTATCGCATAAATGTATTCTTGAACCGCAGATTACTAACCCAATCACATACGATCGGGGAGGCTATATCAAAAGTCATATACATCGTAGCTACCTTTACTTATCTATGGTGCAGGTGTTATTTCATTTAAGTAATCAACAGCTAAGGACCACGCAGTAAATGCGGGTGTAGTCTTGTCGATATTATCTGTACTAGTTAGTAAACTAACCATATTTGCTGAACTATTTGCAACGTGCTGACGCATGTTGTCATCGAACGCTATCTCTTGTCTAATAGCAACATTTTCTTGAGCCTTAGTGAGCCCTGGAGTATTAGGAGCTAGGTCGGTAATTACATCTATCTTATTAGTAGTGTTGTCCACTGTCCATGTAATTACACCACTCTCTCTATAAGCTTTAGCTAGTGTAGCATACACAGACATCTTAACCTGCTGTTCTTGCTCCCATTTTGACCCTTTATCCGACATAGCTATTGTAGGTAATTTAGTCTCTGTTATTGCTGGTAGGTTAGCAAGCACTAGTCCATTCTCACGTACCATGTCTGATTGTACCTTCCACCCTTGTATCACAGCAAGTTGCTTATCAACTTCTGCCCTCTCAACTGCTTTATTAGTTGCTGTGGTATCTGCTTCTATTTTGAGCACATTAGCTTGAGCAGCTTCTGTATCAACTCTTAACTTAGTAAGCACGTATGGAGCATCTCTATTCTCCTTAGCTACACTAACAGCAGTTTGCATAGCAGCATTTGTAATGCTCACAGCCATCTCACTAACTAGCTTAGCAAGCATATCCGCTTTCTCTCTAGTTGAGAGCTGGTTACCTATACCTACTCCATCTATAGATGCATTACCTTCTATAGCACCGAAGTACTCTAGTAGGCTCTCTTTAGCCTTTATGTACGCACTATGCTTACCTGTAGATGTTTCCATCAGTGACTCATAGATTGTGGTTACATCTAAGTTAGGTAGTGTTTCTTTTACTACTCGTTGTGACATATCTTGTTCCTTTTATCTGTTGTTGTAATTATACCATAGTTACAATGTGACTTACCATCTATAGGTTTGAGAGTAAAGCTCTATTGTCAGTTACATTAGCTGGTTGGATCGTAGCATACACACTTCTTATTACCACCTTTAGGGATCCTTCCCCAGATAATGTAAAAGCCCCCGTGAATGATCTAATATACACGGAGTCAGTGTAATCCCCATTATTCCTACTATAACTGGTAGTACGTGAGAAAGTAATTCCTGCCACCTCTCCTCCCCTACCGTTTATCCTGCCAGTGCCAAGTAGCGTACTGCCAATATATATCGCAACATATATAGCATTCGGCGTCCCCCTGTAACTCGTAAGAATACACAATAGAATAGGGCTGTATATACTTATACTAGTTCCTATGAGTGATGATGCTGCTCTGATAGGAGTTCCGTACGTACTAACAACTGACGTGGCATTGTACGCATAGAGATTAGTGTAACTTACCATCTCATTATAAATGGGGAGGGTATTAGTAAAGAACAGCGTACCTATGGCAACTGTTGAGTACCCAGCATCAGTAACTACCTGCAAATCACGTACCCTAATTGTAGAACCAACGAAATCAGTAGACGTAATAGTACCACCATTAATGCGTGCTCCAGTAATAGTACTACCATTAATGCATGCTCCAGTAATAGTGCCAGTAGCAGTTATATTCTCAGCAAATACCCTATTAGCGAACACAGCATCTGTAGTAATCTTACCACCATCAATTGTAGTGATATTGGTATTGATAGCGGTAGCCACATCAGCTGGCAGCACCTTACTATCAGCTATTTCTTTTAATTTTGTACTAATAGCATTAAGAATCAACTGTCTTTCTGAGTAGTACATTCTAAATGAACCTCTAAAGGCGCTGCGGTTTATAGGTGTGTTAGTCGTCAAGTTTACATCTGCCAGCCATGTAGGAACTATAGGGTTACTAACTAACCACGCAACTCCCGCATTTAAGTAAGTACCTAAGTACTCTAAGGCCTCTCTATAACCTATAGCACTTACTGCTAGACCTGCTGCCTGGTCGGCTATTAATACTTGCTCAGTAACTAATATTTCCCACTCTTTACGTACTAAAGTTTTTTCTCCTGGATCTAGTACACTATCTGAAGCTATGTCAGTTAACTGAGTAAGTGCTGCTATAGCATTTGCTTTAGCATCTGCGGCTTCTGTCTGTGCTGCTGCGACACTAGATATCGTAGGTATATATGTACCAGAATCACTAATACTACTAAATGTTACTTTACCATTAAAATTCACATCACTACCAACAATGCTGAATGGTGTATGTCCTGTAAGACCATCGCTTATACTGAAGTTTGTAGCTTTTATCTGAAAATTACTAACTGCATTACTACCATCTGAGAACCCCCATCCAGTGATACTTCCATCAGGCCCTGTTATAAGTTTACTAGAACTTGCAGACCACGCATTAGCCTCAACAGCCGCTCGTTCAACAGTAGTGAGCGCAACAGATACCTCATTTACACTAGCACTTAGTGTGTCTAAGTATCCTGCAGATGCAATACCTGTACCATCAGGTGTTATCCCAATTGTCGTATATCCCTCAGACAACTTCGTAGCTGTTGCAGCTATACCTGTATTTACATCATTTACACTAGCACTTAGTGTGTCTAAGTATCCTGCAGATGCAATACCTGTACCATCAGGTGTTATCCCAATTGTCGTATATCCATCATACAACTTCGTAGCTGTTGCAACTGTACCTGTATTTACATCAGTTAGCGTGGATGTGAGTAGCTCAACTTGCGTAGCACTAGCTAAGTTATTACTTGCATACACATCAGTTACATCTAATGCCCATGCCTCCACCTGGTCCTTAATTACCCCTAATGCATCAGTCTTTACTGCTTTAGCTAGCTCAGGAGATACAATTGTATCATACTGCTCTATGGCTGCTGCTATATCACCTTGTAGTTCACTCTTAACTGTAGTTAAGTATTGTGATTGACTTACCACCTCATTCTGTACACTGGCAATACTTTGATTTACACCTAGCTCTATACTTTGAACTAGTACGTACAAGTCATTCACTAGTTGGCTAATATTAAGCGTACCAGCTGTTACTTGCGCTATTATTGCATCTGTAAGCCATGTAGGTACCCCATTGTGGATATTACCACTGTACACACCACCTGTACTCAGTACGTATGTGTTAGTCGATACCTCAGCTATTTTAGGAGTAGCTACATTTACATCAGTGGTGGTTACCTCAGTAGTTACCTCAGTGGTAGCACCACTTGTAACTAATGCGCTATCTGCAACCACTTCCATGTTTACACGCCTGTCGGTATAACATATATTTTATCAAGTATAGTGGTAATAGTTGGGGTGCTATCACTAAATGCTATTTTTATAATTCCTTGATATGTAGGTTTCAAGTAATACCCATCAGCCTTAGTCGCTCTTTTAGATTCGAATCCTGTACCATTATTAACTGCTATGCTATCTGCTTCTGTAATAGTCCCTCGTAGTACACCCTTTTGAGAGTCTTCACTAGTAGGTACTGGTACTACCATAGTTATAGTATGTGTAGTAGTATCAGGATCAGTTAATGGGATTATCCCCATTGTAGCAGATATACAGGCATCCAGGTTTTGTGCTATAAACGTGTTAGCTTCTTTTACTTCTATTCTAAAATCAAACGCTTGGTTCTTTGGTATAATAAAGTCTGCCATGTATAGTCCTATAATTTTAATTATCTGTTTAGTTCAACCCTCCTAAGAGGAGTGTATAACTAGATACGTTTGAGCAACTGCTCTTGTCTATGCGCTTCGAAGTCAGCTTCTGTCCAACCTTCTGTATGTGCTATACTAAAGCGTTTACGATTACGGTTAACTACTTCCTGGCCATCAGCATTCTTTACATTCTGTGCAAGTGTAATTTTTTTCAGTCTGATAACAGCCCCTTTAGGTAAGTACTGCATTCTGCCGTGTACTGGTACATTAGTGGTATACCCACCAATAACGGGGTTACCCCAACGAATTGCTACCGTACGGCCTTCTATATCTTCGTTTATTACAACTGAGGTATCATGGTCAGTAACTATTACCGGTATCATTGTATGTAGATCATCAGCTTTAACTAATGCCTTTTCAGCACTGTTATTTACTTTAACTGAGGTAGTATCATTTGCAGTAGTCTCTTTAACTACATCTACATTGTCGATGTCCTGCTTAGCTTTAAATGCTTCTAGTACTGCAACGTACTCTGCATTAGTAATCTTCTCAGGGTCTTTAGCTGCAGCTAGTGCTACATCCTCTAATTTTAGAAACGCAATCGCACCCTCTAATTCGGTCTTGTTCATTTTATCAAATGTTTTTTGTGCCATTATCTATCTGTCCTTTTGGTTGAGCTATACTCATTACCATTATTTAATTTGACATGTATACATTACAGTCAACATACCTATTGGTGCTATGGTACTACATCTAGTACTACTATATCTCCGTTATTATACTCTTGTTTATCTTAAGTTGGGTTGAAGTTTATGAGTGTGTAGCAGAAGCAAGCCGAAGCTTGCTATGTAAATAAGCACAGAACCACAGCCTAAGCTGCAGTTGTTACGCCTGTTCGTGTCGCAGTATAAGCAAGCATCTTGATACGCTCTGGTCTATATGGGAGGAATCCATAGCTCCACTTCGCTGAAACTCCACCTACCTCTCCGTACATGTCGTTATGTACATCAGCTTTAGGCATGATATGTTTAGCAGAAGTAGACTCGCCACCAAAACCGGTGATTGAGTAACTGTCATCACCAACAACTACCATTGCAAATACATCATAAAATGTACCATCAGTCTTAACTGTTTTGTATGCAGCAGATCTAGTTGCAGCATTTGCCAAGTCACCATCGGACGAGTCAGCTGTGCCTGTACCAGCACCTACACCAGTAGCAATAAACTGAACACCCACGGCGCTGGTAGGTGCACCAATCAATGTAAAGTCAGTGCTACCAACAGTTCTGATTACATACGTATCACCCACAATGAATGCACCAGCAGTTACAGTAGTAAGTGTGCCACCAACAGCAGCGCCTGCACCACGGTATACAGCAAGATCAGGAACAACAACAAAACGGAATGAGCCAATTGAGCCTTGCTCACCTTCAAGTAATGTAGTACCAGCAGCATACTTAGATTTTTCAACCCATACAAGTGCTCCACCAGGACCTGTGATTCTACGTAAAACTGGAATTGCTTCACGGTTCACATATGCAATGTACGCATCTTCAACTGTAACAGTATCAATCAAATCTACACCTTGTAGGATTTCAGTATCCAATGGAACATCATCACGCTGTAACTCTTGCTCGAATGCAGTAAGTGCCTCATATGTAAGTGTATCCATACCATCCATATCAGACATATCAACAACATATGCTTTAGTTGTAGATGGCATCATGTTAAGTTCAGCAGCAGCTAAAACAGAGTTTTGAACTTGCATTTCTTTAAGCTCAATAACAGCACGAGAAAGATCTTTAATCTTAGTAGCTACTTGGCCCATACGTGAGTCTAGCTCCACAGAACGAACAGTATACTTAGAAGCAATACCATGGAACGAAATCTTAGCACTAACTAGTTTACTAGAACTATTTAGTAAGTTAACAACTCCACCCTCTTCGGGTAGTTCGGCAAGTGGTCCAGTAGACGTGTTATAACCAGCAGCACCATTCAAGATAGAACCAGCAGTAGACTTAACTTCTTCACCGGCTTGTAAAGCAGCAACAGCAGCAGCGCGTGCAGCAGTTCTAGCATCAGCAAGTGATACAGACCCATCAGATGCAAGGTAATTCTCTACATTGTAACGTTGAACAACTAACCCTGTAGCAGAAACAACACGAGCATACTCGTTCTTGATTATAGATGCAACAGTAGCATCAACACCACCATCTACCATATTATCTTTATGTAGCATTGGAAGTTTTACTTCTTTAGTCAACGTGTCACCATGATTTTTTGGCATAGCCACTTTGTTAGAACGGTTAGAGAAAAATCTCTTACGAGCTGGCATTTCAACTATAGCTTTAGTTACGAACTCTGGTGTAAACTGTCTTTCAATCGTGTTTGAAGTTGTTCCACCATCATTAAATGTACTTGTGATACCCATTTTATGGATCCTTTATATTATTTCTTTCCCATCATCATTCTATCTAGCATATCTGCAATCTCTTTACCACTTAAGGCCATAGGATCGTGTTTACTAGATGTAGTGACAGTACTCTTAGGTTTGCTAGCAGCGGTTGCTTTTTCTCGCTCTGCTTTAGCCTTCTCATTTCGATTTTTATTCACCTTGGCCTTGTACTCCTCAACAGCTTTAGCGGCTATTTCAGCCGCTTTAGCAGCAGCAATAGCCTGTGTATCAGCTGCTACTGCTACAGGAGGAGTTACCACTTTTTGTACAGGTGCTGTTTCTCGGTTAAGCTCAGTGATAGCGGCTCTGTACTTATCAACCATCTTCATGCCTGCGAACCTATCATCGAGTACGGATAAGGAGGACACCTTATCCATAACTACATCATAGGTGCCATCAGCCATCTGCATTATAAGGTCTTTTTGTACAGCACTATTACCAATGAACTCTTTGAAGCTATCATCATCCCACTCTTTTAATACAGTAGTATAGATTTTATCTTCAACTCCATAGGATTTAGCTACATCTAATGCGTCTTCTATAGCTAGGGCATCTCGACTAGAAGTTTTAGGAGCTGCCGCATACTTAATAGAGTCCATATCCAATTCCATTGGATCTACACCTATGTTAGCCATATGCTGCTTTAATGCTTCCTTATCACCATCTATCAAGCTCATAGCAAGATCAAACTTTGTCGGATCATCTAACATGCCACGGTCTTTTAACGGACCCATGTATGGACGATACGCTTTGAATCCTGCCATCTTTTCACTATAGTTATATGCCATTTGCTGCGCTTGGATAATCTTTTGGGGGTCTTTGAATCCCTCAACTTCTTTACCATTAGCTTTGAACTTTACACCAGCGACTTTTTCATAGAACTCAGTAGCTTCTTTAGATTTCTCTAATAACTCTGCATACTGTTTCTGGTAGTCAACAGCTTCCGTTGTCTCTACTGCTGAGCCGGTCTCAGTCGTATCTGTTTCTTTGCTGTTTTCTGTAGTAGTTAAGGCTTCCTTAGTCGTACCTTCATCCTCCACATCTAAACTATCAGCATCTACTGGAGTGTTTTCCTCACCTTCATTTTCAGCACCTTCATCAGTATCCTGGCTAAGCTCGGCAGCTTCACCATCCGTTTCTGCTCCAGTATCATCATTTTCAGTGTGATCTGTGTCCTCGTTGTTAGCATCTAAATCCTCAGTAATTTCAGAGGAGTCATGTTCATGGTTACCTCTTATCATTGCATCTAATTCATCTGCTACACTATCGTATGTTTTTGCCATTATTATATACCCTCTTTACCTGATTGTATATCAAGTAGTAATTGTTTATTTTCTGCTACAAGTCTATCAGCATTAGCTGCTGTAGTTAACTGCATCTGCAGGAATTTACTAAGATATCGTAATGACTTCAATTCAACTAATGTTTCAGTTTCTAACTCTTCAGTTATGGTAGGGTCTGTAAGCTTAACAGCTATACCAGCTGCATATTCTTTTAGAAGCCCATCAAGAATAACTATTTTGAAATTAGCATTTTCATATAATTCTTTAAATGCTTTAGCATACGTAGCTTTAATTTCTAGCTCTTCTATTTCTTTTACTAATGCATCAATGCACTGCCCCATAGTAGTATCTGATTCGAAGTTAGTTGCAGTTGCATCCATTGCTTGACTCATCCCGTATCCTTTTAATTATCCAACCCTAAGCTGTCATACTAGAATTATACTAGAGCTAACCTTAATTCTTTATTAGGACATCATCCCTTGTATAGTAGCTTTTGCCCCACCACTAATGTTTGGATCATTCATAACATCCATAGGATTAACTTGCCCACTACGTACAGCCTCTATAGCATCTTGATCTAGACTCATTGACCGCATAGTGGGGACCACTTGCCCTAATCCTTGTTGGACCGTTGGTGGTACCATGCCATCATTTACCTGACGTACTGTCCCAAGCCCTGTACCACTATTTGTTCTAACTCTCTCCACTATCTCTGCATTCTTTCTATTAGCGGTGTCTACTGTGAACTCTGCTTGTGGAGGCTGTGGTTGCCCACCAAGTTGCCCTAGCCCTTGCTCTGTCATATCTCCAACCATATTAATTACCACCTTGTTTTTTGGTTACGTGTGCCGACCGTTTTTAGATGATTCTTAACAGTAGCAGCATACTCTAAATCTTGAATTTCCCTCTCACGGGCACTGCCACTATCTACATCAATAAACTTCTGATCTAGTACATCTGCCTCACTCTTAGCTTTCTCAGCCATAGCTAACGCTAATTCAGCTTGAGCCGCTCTTAACTCTGCTTGTGCTAGTTTGTTCTTAATATCAGCTTCCGTATTCTCTATCATTCTGCTTGTGCGTTCTTCTACTAAACTTTGTTTAGCAATCATATCCATCTTCAGCATTTCATTTTGGAGCCTAGTATTCTCATACTGCATCTCTTGTATCTTAATCTGCATTGGATCTGGCTCTGGTTCGTACTTCTCATATTCTTCTGCTAAGTCTGGCTGATACTGTAATCTAAGTATCTTACCCATAGTCTTAGCATACAACTTAGGAGGCATACTAGCAGCATTAGTCTGTAGTAGCATCATTAACGACTGAGCTTGTTGGTCATCTTTCTCAGGTGTACTGATACTAATTCGCAAGTCAAAGTCGCCTTGTAAGTCATCTCTGGCTATCTCTACAAACTCAGTATCCGTTATTCTAATAGTCTGCTTTTCATCCATATACGCTTGGTTCATGCTAATAACCATCTTAGCCATATCCACAAATAGTGTGCTCATTCTGCGTAGTACAGATAGCTCACGTTTAGCTGTGCCATCTAATGACATCTTAGCTAGCCCTAGCCCCTGTGCGCCATTGGTACCCCCAAACGGCCTAGTGCCTGTTAGATTCTCTGCCTCTTGTGTGTTAATCTGCATAACTTGTAGTATTGAACTGTCTATTGGATCTACTGAGCGCCTATGTATAGCACGTTTAGGGTCCATGTGACTATTGAAGTATACTGTATTACCTTTCTCATACTGATTTTTATCTGCTATAGTACTAAAAAAGTTAGCATCTATGAACTCCTGCCCAGTAGCCGCTGTGCTAGTTATGTCGTGCATAGCCCTAGTCATCTTACCATTTGACTCTTGGTTATCAGCCAGTAGTACAGCATCTGGCTCCCCACGAGTGCTTCTCAGCACTGGCATATAGTATGCTATACTAAATGGTAGTCTCTTATGTGGGTATGGGTTCTCTTCTAGTCTAATCAGAGTACTTCCCACCCATTCTGCAACTATACTAACTAATACACCATCACCTTGCACATCCCAGTAGCCCCAGTACTCGATTGCTTTGAACTTCTTTCTAGCCTTATCACTATATACGAAGTTACTGTAATCTTTGGACTTATTCTCAAAGTAAGCTACATCTGAATCGGCTGCAATTGCTTCATCTATGTTTTTGTAGTACCCTCTAGTTGAACCATCTGGGAGCTCTTCATACTTATTCTTAATTAGCTCTGCCCAACTAGTATCATATTCATGCCATATGAACCCGGCTAAGTTTAAGTCTCCCTCACAGTTTGGGTCTATACCTACGTTAGCGCCGTCCAGTACTGTATGCGTAGGCTGATTCTTAGTAAGTACTTCCTCTTCCTCTTCGTAGTCTTCTACACCGATTTCCATTGGTTGGCCACTAGTAATCATATCCTGTGCCTGTTCAGGTGTCATTTGGCCTGACTGTACCGCGGCATCTATTATCTGTAAACTATCCTCAGCAGACGCAAATATCGGGCGTTGCTTAGTGACCATTTTCATTTCGTACTTGGATTCCCAGCCAGTCTTGACTATTACAGTACCTTCATCTTCGAATACTCTAGCTACATCCCCAACTAGTTTTACTTTATTAATCAACGTCTCATACTGGTAGTTAATTAACATTGAGTTCTGGTGTGCAGCAGCAGCGTCTCTAGGACCACGTGGCATTATTTGGAACATATTAGGTGTGTTTAAGAAGGGTTCCTCTAGTGCAGGGTATTTCCACTCCTGGTGCTTACGTACCATCTTAGGACGTATAGCACTTTTACCTGGTTTCACCTTAACAGGTTTTCCACCCTGTTTTAGTATCTTGTATGTTTCTAAGTCTGATCGTATCTCATCCTGTATACCAGAACTAGCCTCTACATCCGCATTTAGCTTGAGGTAATCAGGGCAGTTTTTCCATCCAGGCTGCAATACGTCACTCTTCTTTCTAGTACTCATATAAGTATCTCCAATTGTCTTCATGTCGGTATTACATTACTTCTAGTATAATTATACCATCTTCTATACTATCTAAGTATTAGTTATGCAAATTTTAGCCTACTTCTGCTTTCAACTACCTTTAGTGTATACAAGCCCAGCTTATCTTACAAGATTTCAGCACTAACTTCTTCATTGGTATTAATAGCAGTAGTAACCTCGGCACGCTGTTTATAGTAAGCTATTGGTATAGCTTCTTCAAATAGTCTATGGTTACTATTTGGTAGTTGTGCCTTGAATCTTTTAGCTTTAGAGTTCTTTCGTTCTCCCTACCTTTTTGAATTGCAGAGTGTACCCAGCCAGCTTCGTTGTTATTCCTATCAAAGTACTCGGCTATTAGTTCAGTAAACTCACAGTGCTCATACACCCATAGTAGGTACTCAAAATTACTGACTTTTTCATACCTAATTTCAGAGTCACCAGCACAGCCTATTGCGTGAAAACTCGTTTTGTCTGAACCTATAGCTTCACATAGCTTAACACTTCTGTACCCACTACTTACATCTATAATTCCGAAGTTATCTCTTGCTGGTTGTAGTATCTTTGCACATAAGTATTTCATGTTTTCTATGTGCGCTGATGTAGGCACATTATCTATGCCCAATCTTATAGCAGTATTTGATTTTACGAACGATTTTAGTGAGAAGTTTTTAGATAACATCATTTATTTTGTCCTATATGTTTTTAGTACTAATTCATGCTCTGCAAGGCACTCCATTATCCCGTCAACCTTTTCTGTTAGCGTGCTATTACTATCTATGTAGCATTTAACTTCTGGTAGGACACATGGTGTAGCTATTATCTTTTTAACTACTCTATCTTCATAAATAATTTGCTTGCTAGTGCATCCCCCCATTGTTAATGTAGTTAACAGCATTATTAATCCTAATTGTAACAGCTTCAATCTCATTACTCTTTACCTCCTGCTCTATAAATTTGTATAGCACTTCATAGCGTACTTTTGGTGGCTTTAAAACTTCCGCTTTGTACTTCTCATCCATATCGTTGTATATAGCGCCCAACTGCTCATTAGCCTCGTTCACTTCATTTAGGGTTGTGTTAAGGGCTTTATAGTTACGCTCACAAGTTCTGCTGATTGCTTGCATATCACTTAGGTCTTTCGTAGTCTCTAACAGTTCTGATTTTAATGAGCTTAGTTTACTCTCGTAAGTGACTACACTAACTATGAACACTAGCAGTACTCCTACTGCTGCTATTATTTGTATTTTATCGAACATCACCTGTTCCTTCAATTGAGGTAGTTGTCACATTACGAAGGACTATTCCAATCCCAGATATCAACATAAGCACAAACCCATAGTAATTCCCTAATGTATTTTGCAGCAGATGTAAGTTAATCTCAACCATGCCTATTATTCCCAAGCTTATATTAAACCAGTGAAATTTACTCTTGTACCACTTCTTCATTTGATTATCACCAGACTTAACACAGCTCCTAGCACTGCAAGGAGAATTAATTTATTGACCCACCCTAACGCACTATCAATTCTACTTATTCGCTTATGTGCAGAGGTAGCGGCCGGGCACCCATCTAGCTCATGTTTTTCTTTAGCTGTCTCTAGTTTTCCTACCCTTGTGCACACTCCACTAAATGACTCTTTGAGGGACAGATCCATATTGGAGAATCTCTCCATAAGGATATTTTGTGTATTAAGCATTCCTGTTATACCTTCCATCTTTCGATTAGATGAGCTGATGCCATTTGCCAATTGGTCTATACTATTAGCTACTTGCTCAATAGATATTTCCAGTTTATCTATCTTTTTGTCATGGTCATATAATAACCGTTGCTGCTCACCCATCGCTCTAATATCCTTACTTAAACTTATCGTACACGTATTGTACCATTATTTCGTTATTTTGTATAACTTATTAACTCTGTTATTGCTAAATGTAGTGCATTTGGGCTAGTTTTACTAGGCACCAGATCCATTACCAACCCAATTTGTTGTAGTGCTTTAGTACTTACTTCAGAGCAGAACTCCTTGTCAGGATCGTCTGCGTTTTTAAACACAAACCCAAAAACCCCTAAGTAGTCATACTTTTTTCCAATTTGTGATTCACAGAAGCTTCTTACTATTATTTCCTCTTCACTAGTTACACTTAGAGGTAATCTTATCCAAGCTTTACCAGTCATGCTATGTTTCTTGAATCTAGTAGTATTTTCATACTGACTAGCACTAAACATCATACCATCGCTGAATAGTATTTCACAATGACTTACTGAATCTCTCCATTTACCATTAAACTTATCTTTAGTGCTTGAAGTCCACCAACGTATCAGTTTACTACCTAAATGACCATAATGGTTCCCATAGAATACTACTTGCACACTACTTCCTCAGCTGTGTAACCTGTTGGGTAATTTCGTAGTATACCATTAGTAATTGATTCAACTTTTATCTCTTTTACTGCTTTACCATTAGCATCTTTAATTACTACTATCATACTAAACCCTTAACAATTTCACCAACTTTTTGTATAGAGAGAACTAATGCCTGTTTTAGCTCATCTAAAGTCACTAAGGTAGGAACATTATCACTCATAACCCATTCTGTTTCTGTAATGTTTAGTAATGTAGCTGCTTGTATAGCTGCCATTATACTCACTTGGTCCTTAGCTCTGCCATCAAATACCTTACCATTTACAGTTACTGTAATAGAGTTGAGGGCTAATTGCTTGGCTGCTTTTGCCTCTCTTGAAGTAATGCTAAGCAATTCTGTTGCAGCTGGAGCACCATAATCTGGCTCTTCCCCTTCTATAAAATCAAGCTCAAACTTAGGCAAATCTATCCAAGTATCTCCCTGACTAGCGTGCCAATCTAGAGCCTCTTTAGATATCTCTCCATACTGTGTTCCCGTATATTTACCGTGTTTATTTATTATTGTTATCATTTTTTACCCTATTCTATTTATATAG